CGTGAAGATTACCGACACATCCGGCAAATTGATCTTTACGCTTTCGATGCACGCCGCCGAAAAGCTTACCTAAATCCCTTTTCCCTTCCTCCCTAAACTTAGCCCCAGCATCTTCGCTGGGGTTCTTTTTTTGTGTGCTTTATGAATTTTAAGAGATAAAGAGATATGACCTTGAGGCTAAACGGTTTTAGGCTAAAGGCTTTATTTACTTGAAGCGCCATGCCCCCCTCGACAGTGCGACTTTTAAACTTGTCAGCCCCATTGAAACCCGCGCACGCCTGCGAGACGTAAAGATTTTAAAAGACCTTCCCAAACTTTGGGTTTTTCCCGACAAGACTACGAAGCAACCTCGCCGAGATGTTATCAAAGAAAAGTAAAAAAAATCGCTGTAACGGGCGCGGATGGGCCACGGGCCTCCCCCACGTAGACGTATACAAACAGACGAATTTTATTTAATTTTTAGTATGTGAATCTTTTCGCAACACGAACTCTGTATACACAAAGCACCCCACCCCACAGTGACCTATACATGTGAATCTTTTCACAATACGAACTCTTCAGTTCTATTAGTACCTATAGATATATTTTGGCCCACGGAGTATCTCCTATTATACAGGCTGAAAGCTGTCTTGTCAAGAAAAAAATGCACAAAAAGTAAAAAAAGTGTTGACAACATGCCTTCCACACGCTATAATAGTATATAGTGCTTAGATTTGGTGTATTTATTTTTGTACGCTACGCTCCACACTTTGCCAATCTCTTTGTATATATTTTTTTTACACACATGACCAAAGTATTGTGGGAAGCAACCTAAAGAGAAATACTCCATCTAAGTACGTCGCGCTCGCGTATTGTGCGCGGTACATAAATTTTATATATATACGCATATGTATAAAAAAGAGAGAGAGAGAGAGGGGTGATCAATGATGCCTACATCTACTTTAGACAACTTACTTGGATCAAGATTTTTTAACCAATACGTCGGATTCGATCCGTTTTTTAAAAGTATCGACTCCGTTATAGACAATACAACAAACCTATCTTTTCCACCTCACGATATCGTAAATCATCAAGAGGGTGTGTACGCTATTACGCTTGCGTTAGCGGGGTTTGAAAAAAAGGACTTAGACGTAATTCTGCAAGGGCAGACATTGACGATTTCAGGAAACATGGATTCTGATGATCCCGATAAGGAAAATTTGAAAAAACGATTTCTTCATCGGGGTATTGCTAAAAGATGTTTTCGTAAAGTTTTTGCTTTAGGACGACATACTGAAATAGAAAATGTAATTTTTAAAAACGGTCTGTTGACAGTACATCTCAAGGAAGTAGTACCCGAGTCTAAAAAGCCTCGCCAGATCGAGATAATGACAATGTAATATGTTTCTTAGAAACCTGTTTATATTTTTTTTGTGTATCTTTGCTTTTACAGCCATACCTTCAGAATGTAAAAGTGAACCGACACAGAAAGTAGCTCCGTCGAAAACAGACACGGTTCTAATTTCTTTTTTGTGTCGTAACGAAAAAATAATTATGAAGCTGTCACAATACGACAGTAAATCTGTTCAGTTAGCTGCCCAGTATTTTTTTATAGCTACAGCAGCGGGTGAGTGTGTTCGTTTTGACAAACCTTCTCTTTTTAAAGTAGAAGAAATTGTTGCAGAATACAAAGATTATGATGGTGATGAAATGATTGTTTTAAAAGTTTCGTCCTTATCGAAACATAAGTTTGACGGGTACGTAATGGTAATTAAAAATATATTTGAGTTAAATTTAAAAGGATCAGTTTAAAATGCCTACACACTATAATAAAACCAATCTAAAACCACCTTCTCAAACGTATTCCAAGCCGTATTCCAGCAAAGGAAAAACGGCGAATACTTCTGCTGAAAAGCCATATGGATATGAAGAGCAAACCATGCAAGAATACCCATATACGACAAAAGAAGACCAAGAAAAGAAAAATCAAGATCGTTGGCCAATTCCTGAGATTCTAAGACCGTATACTCTTCGGCGTTCTTAATAAAGAAAAAAAATACACTAATTATGTCCGGTAAAGCAGTAGCAGGAACCCCCTTTCGCACAGATTCGAATAGAATTCTGACCGAAAAGCAAGCGTTGTTTATAGACGCTTTGTTCGACAATGGTGGAAAAGTAGGCGAAGCAATGAAGACAGCGGGATACAATACTTCCCGCTCTAGCCTTATGAAGTCTTTACGTGAGGAGATTGCTGCAAGAACAAAAGATTATTTAGCCGTAAATGGCGTAAAAGCTGCGACACGTATCGTAGAGGGTTTGGACGCTGACGGCACAACTCCGCTGAACCAAATGGATATGCGCATGAAAGCCGCTGAATCCATTTTGGATCGTATTGGAGTTTCAAAAAAGCAAACCACAGAGGTAACGGGGCAGGTTATACACGGTGTTGTACTTCTCCCTGCTAAAAAGGAACTTGATAAAACTATTACCATAGATAACGGGGAGTTAAACAGTCATGGGTCTTAAAACAACTGGAAAATCCGGTAAAAAACATCCAATACTCAAGGATTCAGAATCAGACATTGAAGCTATTAGGAAAGGTTTAGACGTTTCTAAAGAAGAAGCTTCTCGTATATACAAAAGGCACCTTACTGACGAGGTATTGGATGCGATAGAGCGAAATCGAGAAAAAGCAATATTTAAAAAAGGTACGGAAGAAGGACTGATACTAAACAAAGGCGGCTTAATTAAAAAGAAAAAATCCGCACCAAAAAAGATGAAGGGTGGTGGTAAGATTTATACTATGCATGAAAAACGTTACGCTCATGGCGGCAAAGTCTCCGGAAGAAAGCCTAAATACAATGTCTGATATAATTAAAGAGCAGGAAGCCTTAAAAAAGAGGTTTAGAAAAAAGTATACAGAATCAAAAGAAGCTAAAGAAGCTCAAGAACAAATTGAAGCCATTAGGAAAGGTTTAGACGTTCCTTATAACAAAGCTAAAGAAATATACCAAAAACACCTTGAAGATGAGTTCAGGAAAAAATTGGATGAACTTATGGGTAGAGATAAAAAACCATTATTTAAAAAAAATGAAGGAATTATGGTAAACAAAGGAGGATTGCTTAAAAAGAAAAAATCTTCCAAAAAGAAGAAGGGTAGTAGTAAGGTCTATTCTCGCGGTTCTAGAAAGCCTAAATACAATGCCGGATAAAAACCGGAAACAACAAATTGAAGCCATTATGAAAGGGCTGGGAGTTAGCCGTTTTATGGCAGAGCTTATTTACGAACAACATCTAGACAAGGAGATGAAAGCTCATCAAAAAGAGGAAGAAAAAGAGGCTAAAAAACAAAGAATACAGGCTGGTCAAGAGGTGAACAAAGGTGGAAAAATAAAACCTAAAAATTTATCTAGTATGTCTATAGCGGATGAAATAAAAGGAATTATGTCCGTTACGAATCCTAAGACAAATAAAAAATATACAGAATCTGAAGCAAAAAAGCTTATAAAGTATCGAAAAGACCTTCTTCAAGAAGAGTACGACAGAGATTTAAGAAAATTAGAGCGTCAACACGGTTACGAAGTAAACAAAGGTGGTAAGATTACTCGTAAAAGAAAAGCCAATAAGGGAAAAACTTATTCGCGTGGCTCTAGAAAAGCCAAATACAAGTCCTAAATTATCATGCCGTACTCTAAATATAGTCTAAAACAAAAAAGACTAGCGGCTGTAGCCCCGCCTCGTAAGAAAATTACAAAAGCTGACACAAGAAAAGTGTCTCTTAATCGTAAAAAAAAACGTAAAAAGTAAGAAAAAAACATTATGATAATTCCACAGGGTCCAATACCTTTTCATAATTTTGTGTTATACCGAAACAGGGTTAAATTTATAAAAATATATTCTAAAATATTAAAATCAACAGTTCAAAAACCCTACAATACGGTAGACGTTTGGGTATAAGACACAATTATGTACAAGATTATTATAATGATGCTTCTGATTGATCCGTTATCTGGAAAAGATGCTGTAGAGGTAACTCATCAACATGGTAAAGTACTAGAGTTTTCTAATTTACAGCAATGTTACCTACACGTTCAAGGTAATTTAGACAGTTTAAAATCTTTTGCTAGATTTACCTTTGGAGATGATGCAGTCGTAAAAAGAATAGAGTGTGTTAAAAAAACAATCTGAAAAAAAACAGCAGGACGGGAAATAGTATAAACTATTTATCAATTACATTTTATGACAAACGCAACCAAACCAAAACGGCGAGGAAGACCACCCTTAGAACCCGGCGAAAAAGGACGCTACCAATACTCAAGGGTTCAAAAAAAGAAAGTAAGCGAGCGCCAAAAGATATCAGCAGAGAAAAAGAAACTGGAGAGAGCGGAGAACAGACTAGCGAAGTTGAACAATCAGGCGGCAGTATTAAAGAAATCGGATCGTATCGCTGGCAAAGGTGGCGTAGTAGATAATAAGTTTATTGATGACCTGCCTTCTCAAATTAGAGATC